GCCATTTGGGGGTGTTGTGATGGCTGAGAAGCGTTCTGCGAGGAAGGCCCCTGCGAAGAAAGCACCTGCGAAACGTCCGGCGCGTAAGCGGCCGGCCGTGAAGGTCGACCAGGTCGAGCAGCCGGTGGTTGCCGACGTGGTGGTGGTGCGGCCGGACCGTGTGGTGGACCTGGTGATGGCACGGGACCGGCTGGTTGCTGCGATCGTGTCGGACGACGGCCGGAACTTGGCGTCGTTGGTCCGTGAACTGCGTGCGTGTCTGGCAGACTTGTCTGAGTTGGCACCACCGGCTGAAGGGACGGCACTGGATGACTTGGCTGCGCGACGCGCCGCGAGGCGTGCAGGTTCCGACGCTGTCTAGCGTGCCGGCGTCGGTCGGTTCTGCTGGTGCGGAGGCTGTCGAGCTGGCCGAGGCGTGCGGTTTGCTGCTCGATCCTTGGCAGCGGCTGGTGCTGGAACACGCGTTGGGTGAGACGGCTGATGGTCGTTGGTCTGCGTTGGAGGTCGGCCTGGTCGTTCCTCGGCAGAACGGCAAGGGTGCGATCCTGGAGGCGCGTGAGCTGTTCGGACTGTTCCTCGGTGGTGAGGAACTGATCCTGCATTCGGCACATGAGTTCAAGACGGCACAGGAGGCGTTCCGACGCATCTTGCAGCTGGTGCAGACGAACCCGGACCTGGAACGGCACGTGCAGCGTGTCCGTACTGCCCATGGTGAGGAAGGTATCGAACTGAAGTCGGGGCAGCGGTTGCGGTTCATTGCCCGGTCCGGTGGTTCGGGTCGTGGCATGTCCGGTGACTGTGTGCTGATGGACGAGGCGTACCAGGTGCCGCCTGCCATCTTGGCTGCGTTGTTCCCGACGTTGTCGGCCCGTCCAAACCCGCAGGTTTGGTACACGACGTCCAGCCCGCCGTCGTTGGACGAGGGGTCTGAGCATGTGCGCCGGATGCGTGTTCGGGCCGAGTCGTCCGAACCTGGCCGGTTGTGCTGGTTGGAGTGGTCGAACCCTGCCGATGCGGACCCGAAGTCACCTGAGGTGTGGGCGGCTGCGAACCCTGCGATGGGTGTCCGTATCGACGCCGAGTTCGTCGAGTCTGAACGGCGTTCGTTGCCGGACCGTGTGTTTGCGGTCGAACGTCTCGGTGTGTGGTTGCAGGGAACTGACTCGTCAAAGATTCCCGCAGAGCTGTGGGACCAGTGCGGTGACGACACCGCACTGATCGACGACGAACGGCTGGTGTTCGCCCTGGACATGCCACCGGACCGGACTGCGGTGACGGTGTGCGTGTCGGACGGTGCTGTGGTCGAGGTTGCCGACCAGGTGCGGACGTCTGAGGCTGTGGCGTGGATGCTGGAAAGGTGGGAACGGTGGCAGCCTGTGGCGGTCGTTGTCGACAGTGTCGGACCGGCCGGCAGCCTGATCCCGGACCTGTTGGCAGGTGGTGTCCGTGTCGTACCTACCGGTGCGCGGGACTTTGCTGGTGCCTGTACCCGTTTCTACGACGCTGTGGGTGCCGGTAACCTCCAGCACCGTCGGCAGCCTGTCCTGACTGCTGCTGTTGCAGCTGCCCGCACCAGGCGTCTCGGTGACTCGTGGGCATGGGCGAGGTCGTCGGCCTTGGAGGACATTTCACCGCTGGTTGCCGCATCCTTGGCGTTTTGGGGTGCGCAGCTGTTGGACCGTGACGACGACACGGCCGACAAACCACTGGTGGCGTACTAGGAGGACCGTGGACCTGTCAGACGTTCTGAAGATTGCTGGTGCTGTGGCGTTCGCAGTGGCTGGTTTCGTTGTCGGTACCGTGGCCGGACTGGTCACGGTCGGTGTGCTGCTGTGTGTGGCCGGATGGTTGGTTGAGAAATGACCCTGTTTCGATTCGGACGGCAGAACGACCGCGGTGAAACCCGCTCGACGTACGCCATGTCGCAGCTCGGCCAGCAGTTCGGGCCGTTCGCAGTTGCGGACACCGGCCGGCTGGTCACGACGGAACGTGCCCTGCACGACGCTGCCGTGTGGGCCTGTGTGGACCTGATTGCGTCGTCTGTGGCGTCGTTGCCGGTGGATGTGTTCCGTTCGGACGGAAATGTGCGCATTCCGGTGGTGCCTGTGCCCACCGTGATCGGTGCCCCGTCGACCCTGGTGGCCCCTGACGTGTGGCGCTACCAGGTGGCGTGGTCGATGGCGACTGACGGAAACGTGTGGGGTCAGGTCGTGTCGGTCGACGCACGCAACTACCCCACGGCCATCGAGCTGTTCAACCCGCAGGCCGTGACCAACCGCCGCCTGGTCGACGGTGTCCCGACCGTCGAGGTCGACGGCCGCACCATGTCAAAGTTCCCGAACGGCGACCTGTGGCACGCCCCCGGCAAGATGGTGCCGGCCGGTTCGTGGTACGCCCTGTCCCCGGTGTCGTACGGCGCCAACGAGATCGACGCGTCGTTGGCGGTGCAGGCGTTCGGATCGAGGTTCTACGCTGCAAGTGGTCACCCGTCTGCGATCGTCTACACCGACCAGTCGATCACCGCCGAGGACGCGCAGAAGATCAAGGCTGCGTGGATGAAGGCCACTCAGGGAGGTTCGCGCGAACCTGCCGTGTTCGGTTCCGGCTGGAAGTACGAGGCCGTGCAGGCCAACCCTGAGTCTGCGCAGCTCGTCGAGGCTGCCCGCCTGTCGGCCGTCCAGGTTGCACGACGTTGGGGTGTGCCACCGGGCATGATCTACGCAGCCATGTCCGGCGAGTCGATCACCTATCAGAACGCGTCGCAGACCGACCTGCACTACTTGAAGCACAGCCTGGACCGGTACCTGGTCCGTATGGAGGCTGCCATGTCGGCCCTGCTGCCCGGTCAGCAGACCGTGCGTTTCAACCGTGACGCCCTGCTCAGGTCCGACACGACGACCCGCTACGCAGCCCATGAGGTTGCGCTGCGCAACGGTTGGCGCACCGTCAACGAAGTCCGTGCCCTGGAGGACGAACCGCCGCTGGACACGGTCGACGGTGGCCCCGACGTGGTGGCCGGCTGATGCCGTGGGACGTCGTGCCGGAACACCCGGCATGCCCGATGGACCGGCCGTACGGCGTCGTGAAGGTCGACGGCGAACTGGAAGGCTGCCACGCCACCGAGGTTGGTGCGGAGGCGCAGCAGGCAGCCCTGTACGCGTCAGAGACCGACGAGGCGTCCCGTGCCGCCAACGACACCCATACGCCACCGGCAGCGGTGCAGGCCGAGGCCGCTAAGGCTGTGCGGTGGATCGAGGACGGACTGGCCGGTGACGGCTTCACCGCCGTCGGCCGGCGTCGTGCGCAACAGCTCGCAGACGGCGACCCTGTCAGCACCGACACCCTGACCCGCATGCGGTCCTACTTCGCACGCCACCAGCCCGACACCGAGGTAAAAGGTTTCAACAGTGGCGAACCCGGCTACCCGACACCTGGCCGTGTCGCCTGGTCCGCATGGGGCGGCAACCCTGGACGTGCCTGGGCCGACGAGGTCATGGCAGAGGTCGACGACATGAACGACGAGGAGACAAGTTCTATGGAGTCACGAAGCATCGACGACACGACGTATCCGGTGACACCCCGGCAGCGTGCCCACTACGAGGCCACCGAGTCCGTCGCAGAGCTGTTCGGCAAGTGGGGACCAGGTGTCGACGCCGACGGTGCCCACTACGTCCCGGTGTCACCGTTCGCAGACGAAGGACTGGTGTGCGCGTCGTGCGTGTTCTACGAGGGTGGCCGGTCCTGTGAGGTCGTCGAGGTCGGCCCCGAGGGTGTCGCACCCGAAGGTGTCTGCAAACTGTGGATCATTCCCGCCGACCTGGTCGGTGAGACCGTCACGGAGGAGGTGCCCGTGCAGATGGCGTCGCGGAACCGTGTCCGTCCGTCCGTCGAGCAGCGGTCCGGTGGTTTCCCCACCGACAACCTGCTGCGTGCCCTCGCAGTGCCCGAGGCCGCACAGTTCCGTGCGTCCACCAGCACCGACGGCAACACCCTGTACGGACACTTCGCGGTGTTCGACACGTTCACCGAGATCGACAGCGTCTACGAAGGCCGGTTCCTGGAGCGCATCGCCCCCGGTGCGTTCTCATCGACGTTCGCAGACCGCGGCGACAAGATCAGGGTTCTGTACGACCACGGCAAAGACCCGTCGATCGGCAACAAGCCTCTGGGTGTGCCAGTTGCGTTCGGTGAGGACGACCGTGGCGCGTTCTACGAGGTCGAACTGTTCGACACCGACTACGTCAACGAACTGCGGCCCGCCCTGGAGGCCGGCCAGCTCGGTGCGTCGTTCCGGTTCAGCATCACCGACGAGAAGTGGCACAACCCGGCCAGCCCGACCGACCACAACCCCGAGATGCTGCCCGAACGCACCATCCATTCCGCACAGCTGTGGGAGTTCGGCCCCGTCACGTTCCCGGCGTACGACGCTGCGTCGGCCGGTCTCAGGTCCCGCACCGACGAGTTCGTGGAAATGCTTGCAGACCCCGGTTTTGCTGTAAGACTGGCCGACAGAGTCGGTAGCCACGTTGTGGAGAACCTGCTCAGGTCACTTCCGGGGGACCCCCGAAGCGGCGAACCGAAGACCGGTACACCGACCGACGGTCGTGGACCTGTTGCCCCTTCAACCGATCCGAAGTCTGCGACCCTCACGGCGCAGGCACTCACCGACCTCTCACGGAGGAAGACCCGATGAAGTACCTGGAGACCCTTCAGGCCAAGCACGCCGAGCTGATCGAGCTGCGCGGCGCTGCCCTGTCCGACATGGAGGCCGCCACCGAGGCTGCCGTCACCGAGTCCCGTTCGGCCCTCACGGCCGAGGAGGACGTGGCGTTCACCGAGGCCCGTGGCCGTGTCGACGCGCTCGACGCCGAGCTGGCCGAGGTGGCCGGCCGCATCGACGAGCTGACCAAGCTGGCCGAGCGTCAGAAGGCCGCTGCGTCCGTCCCGGAGACCATCCACGTGATGACCCGTGCCGCCGACGCCAGCAACCTGGACCGTGACGTGTCGGCCATGTCGGCCACCGAGGCCCGTTCGGCCGCTCTGGCGACCGTCGAGCGTCAGGCCGTCGTCGACCTGGACACCGCGCAGCTCGACAAGGTCGAGAAGCTCGTGCGTTCCGGTTCGCTCGACTGCCGTGGCGACCAGCTCGCCAAGCGGCTGCTGCTCACCGAGAACGACGCGTACCGCAGCGCGTGGATGAAGGCCGTGACGCAGCCCATGCCGGTCTTCACGTCCGAGGAGGCCCGTGCCCTCAACGCGTGGCAGGAGTTCCGTGCCATGTCGCTGACCGACACGGCCGGCGGCTACGGCGTGCCCATCCTGATCGACCCCACGGTCATCCTGACGGCGCAGCAGTCCCTCAACCCGTTCCGGCAGATTGCCACCGTCAAGACGATCACGAACGACGAGTGGCGTGGCGTGTCGTCGGCCGGTGTCACCTGGTCGTTCGACGCCGAGGGTGCCGAGGTGTCCGACGACGCCCCGACGCTGGCGCAGCCGACCGTCCCGACCTACATGGCCCGCGGCTTCATCCCGTACTCCATCGAGATCGGCGGCGACTACCCCGGCTTCGCCAACGAGATGGCGACGCTGCTTGCCGCTGGCCTGGACGAGCTGGAGTCGTCGGCATTCGCCACCGGTTCCGGTTCGGGTGCGCCCACCGGCATCCTGACGGCGCTCGACGCGAACACCAACGTCGAGGTGGCCCTCACCACCGACGGTTCGTTCTCGGCCACCGACCTCCGCAAGGTGTGGTCGGCCCTCCCGGACCGTGCCAAGGCCAACGCCACCTGGGTCATGTCGGCCGACGTCGCCAACGACATCAGTGCGTTCGGTTCGTCGTACGGCGCGGACTCCACCGTGGACCTCACCGGTCAGGTCGACACCCTCAAGGGCCGTCCGGTCGTCATCAGCTCCTACTTCCCGGACTTCACCGGCGCCACCGCTGCGCAGAACGTCCTGGTGGTCGGTGACTTCCGGCAGTTCTACATCGTGGACCGTGTCGGTCTCACCGTGGAGCTGATCCCGCACCTGCTGGGTGCCACCAACGGCCGGCCGACCGGCCAGCGCGGCTGGTTCGCCTACAAGCGTGTGGGTTCCGACTCGGTCGTGGACACGGACTTCCGTCTCCTCCAGCAGACCTGATCCGACACCCCTGCGGGGGTAAGGTGACTCAGTAGCCCGACGCGCAGCACGCAGACGGCTACAGTGGCAGGGTGCCCGGTGCGAACCGGGCACCCTGTTACGTCTCTGAAGGGAAACACCACATGGACCTGAAGTATGCAGTGGCAAACCTGGTCACCGACTGGAACGGTGACAAGGTCGTCCTGGCGCTCGACGAACCGTGGCACGCCACCGACCCGTTCGTGAAGGCTCACCCCGAGCTGTTCACCGACGACCCCCGCCGTGTGCGAGGCACGCCGGCCGCTGCACCGGCCAAGCGTGGCAAGGCCGACGCCGAGGCTGCCACGTCGGCACCTGGTGAGAAGCGGACGACCCGCCGTGCCAAGTAACGACGTCGTCCTGGCCTACCTGCACCCGAACCAGGTCGGCCACAACTTCCACCAGTCCCTGCTGCGCATGGTCATGTTCGACATGGCGAACGGCCAGCGGCTAGGCCAGTACCTGACGATGCGTGCCGGTTCCGGTGGCATCGTCGAGGCCCGCAACGACGTGTGGGAACAGTTCATGTCCCTTGACCCGAGGCCCGAGTGGTGCCTGTGGGTCGACGCCGACATGGGTTTTGACTGCGACGCCCTGCACCAGCTGCTCGACGTCGCAGACCCTGTAGAACGACCGATTGTCGGTGCCCTCTGCTTTGCGTGGAAAGAGGTGCAGCCCGACGGACTCGGCGGCTACCACTGCGTGGCACGGCCAACCATCTTCGACTGGGTCGAACACCCCGACGGCCACAAACGGTTCACAGGTGTCGACGACTACCCCCGTGGAGAGGTCGTCCAGTGCGCCGGCACCGGTACGGCGTTCCTGCTGGTCCACCGTTCCGTCATCGAGAAGGTCGCAGAATCGGCAGACGAGCAGGGACGCTGGTTCGACCGCCTGAAAGGCAGTGACGGCAGCCGGTTGGGCGAGGACATTTCGTTCTGCGTACGTGCAGCGTCGGCCGGTTTCCCCATCCACGTCCACACTGGTGTCGTCACCAACCACCTGAAGGAACTTTGGGTGCAGGACGCAGTGTTTGCAGAGCAGCAGACCCTCGGCCGGTTCCTGGCAGCACAGGAACAGGCTGCGGACACAGATGGCCGGACCTGACGCAGCCCGCTACCTGCTCGCAGGCCGTGGCGTTCGTGTCGCACGGCCGTTCAACCTGCGTGTCCTCGCACCGGCCGTCTGCCGTGACGACCTGACGCGCTGGAAATGGCTGTGGCGGCTGTCGTGGCCCACAGCGGCCGCTGGTGCTGTCCTGTGGGCTTGGGCCACCGGACTACCCGTAGGCCGTGCGGTGGCCTGTGCGGCGCTCCTGATGGCGCTACCGGGGGTCTACGGCCCGTCCGTGTCACGACCTGTCCAGGTCGACCTGCCGTCCATGGCCGTCGGACTGTTCGCAGCAGCCCTGATGGCCATGGCCGACGACCCTGCCGCCGTCGTCTGTGCCGTGCTGCTCACCTGTGTGGCAGCAGCGTTCAAAGAGTCGGCACCCGTGTGGGTGGCCCTGTGGGCCTGGTCACCGTGGCCCCTGCTCGCACTTGCCGTCCCGCTCGTCGTCAACCTGGTACGACCAGCAGCCATGGACGAGGTCACGCAGCACCCGTTGCTGCGCCACGTCCACGACCACCCGTTCAGGTCGTCGAGAGAACACCGCGCCGGCCGGTCACGGGACGCATGGCTATGGGTAGCACCATGGGGTGTCACACTTGCAGCACTCGTACCACCGGAAGTCCGTACGATCGTCACGATGGTCGTGGCGCACGCACAGCTGCTGGTTGCCACCGACACCGTCAGGCTGCTGGCAACGACCGCTGGTCCTGCCATGGCCCTAGGTGCTGCGACAAACCTTCCGGCACAATGGCTGGTACTGGCCGTGGTGCTGCACACCTGGTGGTGGCGGCAGCCCGAACTGATCTAGAGAGGTCACACGTGAGAGTCCAAAAAGGTACCGGCGTCGTCGTGTTCACCGAACCGTTCGACGACGTCCCGTCCAGCGTCACGGTGACTGCCACGCGTGCCAGCACCGGCACCGCTATTTCGACCGCCCCGACCGCCACCGTCGTCGGCCAGCGCGTCAAAGTCACCTTGACCGCTGCGAACCACACCAACCTGCTGGACGACCTCACCGTGGTCGTCTCGGCCACAGTCGCAACCCTGGCCGAAAAGCAGACGTTCATGGTGCAGGTAGTCGGCCAGCACTACTGCACCATTGGGTCACTGCGCGAGGAAAAGCAGTTGGACGACCAGCAGCGGTACCCGGACGCACTGGTGGCCGAGGTCCGTGACGAGCTGTGCGAGTACGTCGAACAGTCCGCAGGCGTGTCGTTCGTGCCTCGGTTCGGTGAGGAGGCGCACGTGGGTGACGGCACGGACCACCTGGTGCTGCGCACCAACCAGGTCCGCACCGTCACGAAGATCACGATTGACGGTGTCGACCAGTCCCTCACGGACTTCGAACTGCTGGCCGGTGACCGGCTGTGGCGCAGGTCTGGCGTGGCGTTCAACTGGCACCTGCCCGTCGTCGTCCAGTTCGACCACGGCCACGACACGCCACCCATGAAGCTGGTGCGCGAGGTCAAAAAGGCCATCAGGTCCGAACTGCTGGCCCGCGGTGCGCAGGCACCCACGAACATGCTGTACGAGCAGACCGCCGACGGTCTCACCGTCCGCTACTCCACGCCGGACTTCGCAGCAGGCCGGTTCACCGGCACCATGACGCTGGATGCAGCCATCCACGCGTACGCCGGACCCAACCTCGGGTTTGCGTGATGGGGACCGTTTCGACGTTGCAGCGTGTCGAGGTGCTGGACCGTTTCACGCGTCTGCTGCTCGACACCAGCCAAGACCCTGACCTCACCGTCGTCCTCGGCCCGCCACGTGACCCACAGCAGGGAAAGCTCGTCGTGATCGGTGACGTGACCGGCACCCTGGAGGTTGCACACCTGACGGCCGGCCGCAAAGAGTACGACGACCGTTTTGAGGTCGAAGTGCTGTGCGTGTCGTGGGACGCAGGCGGCGAGGACCACACCAGGTCCGACGCCGACTGTCAGGCCGTCGCAGAACACGTCCGTGAGACCGTCGCAGACCGCCCGCAGATGGAACTGGTGGTGGGTGGTGACGGAATGGACGGCGTCGTTGCCGTCACCGTCGCAGACGTGGACGGCCCGAACCGCTGGTGGAACCCCGAGGGTGTCGGCACCGCAATGCGCGTCACCGTCCAGTTCCACGTCCGCATCGACTAGGAGGAACACGAACATGCCGAAGGTCAAGTATGTCGGACCGCACCCTGCGGTCGAGATCGAGGTGGCACCACGCAAGTGGGCGACCGTCGAGAACGGTGCCACCGTCGAGGTCGGTGCCGACCTGGCCGCTGCACTGTTGCAGCAGGTTGACAACTGGCAGGGAACGACTAAGAAAGGCAGCAAGACTGCCGCGGTGACGGGAGACAGTGACAATGCCGATTGAGACGCAGCTCGGGACGAAGGATGAGACGACGTACGGCACCGCCGTGACCGTCGACCGGTTCGTGCCGTTCCTCTCCGAGTCGATCCAGCCCGAGACGTTCCGCACCCGGACCCCTGGTCTGCGTGCCGGCAAGCGTGTGGCCCGCACCGACGAGTACGTTCCCGGTGTCCTCGGCTACGCCGGTTCCATCGAGATTCCGGTGGAGTCCGCAGGGTTCGGCATCTGGCTGAAGCGTGCCCTTGGTGCGGTGGCGTCGTCCGGTCCGACCGGTGGTGCCTACCAGCACGTGGGGACCATCGACCCTGACGACTGCCTGCCGTCGTTCACCATGCAGGTCAACCGGCCGTTTGCGCCGTGTGCTGCGACCGACCAGGCGTTCACGTGGGAAGGTTGTCAGGTCTCGTCCTGGGAGCTGTCCGTGTCGGTCGACGAGGTCGTCAAGTTCTCGGCCGACATCGTGGCCGAGGACGGCACGACCGGCACCGCCCTGGCCGTGGCGTCGTACCCGGCCGGCGAACCGCTGGCCTGGTCGAAGGCGTCCCTGACCGTGGGCGGTACCTCGGTGCCGGTCACGTCGTTCAGCCTGAAGTGCAACAACAACCTGAAGACCGACCGGTACTACCTCCAGAACAGTGCCCGCCGTTCCAAGGCTGCACGGGACGACTTCCCCGAGGTCACCGTCGAGTTCGAAGCAGACTTCGGCAGCCTCACGCAGTACAACCGGTTCGTTGCCGAGACGGCGTCCGGCACCCGTGCCGCCCTGGTGTTCGCAGCAACGTCGGTCACGCAGATCGGTACCAGCGGCTCCTACCCCGGTGTGTCCATCAGCCTTCCGGCCGTCGACTTCACCGAGGTGTCCACTGCTGTGGAGGGCACCGAAATGCTCATGCAGTCCATCACCGGCATGGTCCTGGACAACGGCACCGACGAACCGATCAGCGTCACCTACACCACCGCCGACTCCACGCCCTGACGTGCCGTCACCTGGCATCGAGGTCTACGGCGCACGCGAACTGCGTGCCGCCATGCGGCGCATGGGTGTCGAGGGCCAGCGTGAAGCCTTGAAAGAGGCCCATACGTCGGTTGCTGACCTTGTCGTCGACAAGTCACAGCCTCGCGGGAACACGGCTCAGAAACGCATGGCTGACGGCATGGTGCCGTCCGGGACCACGACGAAGGCACAGGTGAAGCTGCGCAACACGGCAGCCAACCCGTACCTGGTACGTGCGTTCATGGGGTCCTACAAGCGGACCGGCTGGTACTCCAAGGCCCGCTACTCCAACAGCCCGCCACAGTGGTTGGAGTGGGTCGGCAACAACTGGAACCTGGAGGCCGGCACCGGTCCCTATGTCATTGCCGACGTCGTCCACGACGAGTACAGCAACATTCTGGACACGTACATGGACGAGATGCGCAAGGCAGCCCGCAAGGTAGGGTTGGACCTCGGATAGCGGCACCGAGGAGACACCAATGCCACCGCACGACTACACCACACCCAACAACGACACCAACGACCTGTCGATGGTCCTGAAGGTCGACGGCGTCAAGTACCCGTTCCACCTCTCCGACGTCACCGCTGCCATCGAACTGGAGCTGTACCAGCAGTCCGGTGGCCTGAAGCTCACACAAGTGATTGCGGACGTCCAGGAGGCACCGGCAGGGTTCCACATTGCCGCGCTGGTGTTCCTCGCACGGCGCGGTGCCGGTGACCAGGTCACGTTCGACGAGGTTGCCAGCACGATGGGTCTGGCGTCGGACATCGAGGTGGACCTGGGTGGTGATGACGACGCCCCGGAACCGCTAGGCGTCGACTGAGACGCCATCTGCCTGAACTTGCACACTGGTTCGGCATCATGCCGACCGACGTGGACAACCTGACGTACGGCGAGCTGCAAGAGTTTGTCGACCGTCTCGGCAAGTGCCCGCCCGTGGGTGCCGTGTTCCACGTAGTCCCGAAGGAATGACGACCGATGCCTAACAACGAAGTCAAGATCGTCATTACCGGTGACGCGGCCCGGTTCAAAAAGTCGTTGGGCGAGGCCGAGACCGGCATGGCTGCGTTCTCCACGAAGATGGAGGCTGCTGGTGCCCGCATGCGCCAGATCGGCAGCACCCTGACGACCAGCCTGACGCTGCCTATCGTCGGTGCCGGCGTCGTTGCCACGAAATGGGCAATGGACGCCGAGGAGGCAGCCAACAAGGTCAACGTGGTCTTTGGTGACTCGGCCGTGTTCGTCCAGAAATGGGCGCAGACGTCGGCCAAGGCGTTCGGCATGTCCAAGGGACAGGCCATGGACTCGTTCGGGACGATCGGCACCATGCTGAAAGGCTTTGGCATCAACAACCAGGTGCTGCCCGAAATGTCGAACAACCTGCTGACCCTTGCAGCAGACCTCGGTTCGTTCCACAACCTGAACACCAACGAAGTGCTCGACATGATCAGTGCGTCGTTCCGTGGGGAGTACGACAGCATCCAGCGTGTCATTCCAACCATCAACGCTGCTGCGGTCGAGACGAAGGCACTTGCCATGACCGGCAAGAAAAACGCCAAGACCCTGACCGAGCAGGAAAAGGCCATGGCGACGTACGCCCTGGTGACCGAGGGTGCTGGACCTGCCCTCGGGGACTTCGCACGCACGCAGAACAGTGCGACCAACGCCAGCAAGATTGCCATGGCGCAGTTCCGCACTGCCGGCGAGACGATCGGCAAGAACCTGCTACCTGTCGTCGTCAAGATTGCCAGCAAGGTGGCGCAGCTCGCAGAGAAGTTCGGGAACCTGTCACCCACCATGCAGAAGGTCGTGATTGCCGGTGCGGCACTTCTCGCAGCCATCGGTCCCGTCGTGTCGATCGCAGGCGCACTGGCAACCGCCATCGGGTTCATTGCGTCCCCGGTCGGCCTGGTCGTGGCCGGCATCGCAGCCTTGGTCGCAGGACTCGTCATTGCCTACAAGAAATCGGACACGTTCCGCGAGGCCGTCAACAACGTGGCACGCGCCATCAAGGAACAGCTGGTGCTGGCCGTCCAGTACGTCCGCACGGTCGTCATTCCCGCGCTAATCAACGCGTTCAACGCAATGAAACCGACCATCCAGGCGGCCGGCGAGTTCCTTCAGGCCGTGTTCAACCGAGTCGTGACGACCGTTCGCGCCATGCTGCCAGTCTGGCAGGGTGTCTTCAACGCCATGGTCGCAGTCATCCAGTTCGTGTGGCCGCTGATCCAGAACCAGGTGCAGGCTGCCCTGCGCATGATCCAAGGCATTATCCAGGTCTTCACGGCGGTGGTGTCTGGCAACTGGTCAGGTGCCTGGAACGGCATCAAGAACGTCTTTGGTGGCATTTGGGACGGCATCAGAGGCATCGTCATGTTCGGTGTCAACATGATTCGCAGTGCCCTCGGTCAGCTCCTCAGCTGGGTCGGTAGTGCATTCGCGGGTATCGGAAACATGATTCTGTCCCCGTTCCGTGCAGCAATCGGTGCGTTCAAGTCTCTTTGGAACAGCACGATTGGCGGTCGAGGTTTCACCATCCCTGACATTCCTGGTCTCCCTGGTCGTGGTACCCGTGTCCAGATTCCGACGCTGCACACTGGTGGCGTCGTCCCCGGTCGACGTGGTGCGGAGGTCATGGCAAACCTTCAGGCCGGTGAAATGGTCCTGTCCCTGGCGCAGGTCGACGCCTTGGCCCGTGGTCGCAGTGTCCAGTCGGCCGGTGGTGCAACTGTGATCAACGTGACCGTCAACGCTGGTGTTGGGGACGCAGCAGAGATCGGCCGGCGTACCGTCGAGGCCATCAAGGCGTACGAGTCCCGCAACGGTGCATCCTGGAGAGTCGCCTGATGGGATGGCCGACCCTCACGGTTCGGATTGCCACGTCGGCACAGTCCGGTGCGTTCACGCTCGACGACACGACGTTCGGACGGTTCGCAGACCCGCCGAGCATCACCGGCTACCCGCTGGGCGACACGTTCGGCAAAGTGTGGTCCGAAGTCACCGACTATGTGCGTGCCGACGCAGGTATCAGCATCAACCGTGGAGCAACCCGCCAGCAGGGACCTGCGTTCGTCTACGAGGCCGGCCGACTGTCGTTCAGTCTCGACGACAGGTCAGGCGACTTCGATCCCCTGAACCTGTCAGGCCCGTACGTTGCTGGTGGTGTGTCGCAGCTGCTGCCCGGTCTACCCGTCCAGGTGCAGGCTGACTATGCCGGTTCTACGTTCACGCTGTTTACCGGCTACGTCGACAACTGGTCGAAGACGTACCCCGGTCAGGGAAACACCGACAGTGTGGTCAATGTAACGGCTACCGACCCTGGTGGAATCCTGGCGCGTGCTGCCCGTGGGGAACAGGAACCTGCTGGTGACGGCGAGTACGTCCATGAACGTCTGAACCGTGTTCTGGACTATGTGTCGTGGCCGGCCGACCTGCGGAACATCGACGAGTCGGGTGCGTGGACGTGTGTGCCGACGACGTTGAACACGGAGGCGTGGACCGAGCTTCAGAACACTGCAACGAGTGTGAACGGCTACCTGTTCATGTCGGTCGAGGGTGACGTGGTGTACCGGGACCGGTCGTCGTTCCCGAGGTCTGCGGACGTGACGGTCGGTGAGGGCCAGATGTTGCCGGTCGTCGACCTGGAACTGGCGAACGATTGGGACCAGGTGTTCAACGTGTTCCGTCTGTCCCGACCGGACGGTGTGCAGCAGACGACGATCGACGAGGACTCTGCGGCCCGGTTTGGTCTGCGTGCCTATTCGCGTACGGACCTTGTGGTCGACGACGACACGCAGGTGGGTGACATCGCCGACTATCTGTTGTTCCAGTACAAGGATCAGCAGCTGCGGCTGGATGCGGTAGCGCTCGAACCTGACGACACGTACACAGATGCGCAGTGGACGCGCCTGCTCTCGTTGGAGGTGTTGCAGCGTATTTCTGCGACGGTGGACACGACCGACGGTCGGACGGTGACGACGGACGGTTTGGTGCGTGGTGTGTCGTTGGAGGTGCGGCCGTACCGGTGGGTGTGGAAGGTGTCTACGACTGCGGCACCTGGCACGTTGGGGAACTTCACGCTGGACGACACGGACATTGGTGTCCTGTCCAAGTTCACGCCCACGGACCTGCTGATCCTGGCCGACTACTACCAGTATTTGGTCGACAATCATGCACCCTACGAGGACGACTACTTTGATGACGGGATCACAGCTGCACGGTGGTACCTGGACTTTCTACCGCTAGCAGGTACTTACGGCTGGTCTCAGCAGCAGCTTGTGGCCGTTGGTGACTGGACCGGTATGACCAACGCACAGGTCCAGGCGTACCCCGTCGCGACCTATGCGACATTGGCACTGTTCTAAGGAATAATGGGCACATGGCATCACAGTTCAAGACGTTCACCGCGGGTTCCGTCCTCACCGCATCCGAGGTCAACACCTACCTGATGAAGCAGGCCGTGATCGTCTGCGACGCCAGCACCGACTACCCGGCCAGCCCCGTCGAAGGCATGTTCGTGTTCGACAAGACCCTGGACGCGTTCGTGTCGTACAACGGTGCTGGATGGGTGCGGACCATCGCACTGGACTCCAGTGCCGTGCAGTCGTGGACGCCGGCCATCACACAGTCCGTCGGTGTCACCGTCACCGTGAATGAAGCCCTGTACGTCCGACAGGGTGCGTTCGTCGACGCGTGGGCCAACCTGTCCGTGACCGGCACCGGCACCGCCAACAACAACGTGACGACCAGCCTGCCAGTCACGTCAACCATGACCGTCAACCACGTCATCGGAAACGGCTTCATCTTCGACTCGTCGGCCACTGATTCGTTCGCAGTCACCGCAACCCTCCAGGGGACCACACAGGCCGGTTTCCAGACCGTCGACACCACCGCCGCCGGATCGTGGGGTGTCGCTCCGAACGTCGGCCTGGCATCCGGTGACAGCATCCGTTTCCGACTCAGGTACTTGGTCGCATGACGACACCGACATTCACGATCGACGACGACGGCGCACGCGTCGACTGGCACGTTCGCGCAGCATGCGTTTGGCGGTCCGACTTCCAGTCCGTCGTCGACGGCGTGCCCGAGAACATCACCGGCTACACGTTCACGGCACGCATCACGTCGGGTCCGACCAGCTCCACGGCTCTGAAGACGTTCACCAGCACCATCAGTGCCGCCACCGACGGCCGTTGGTACATCAGCATTGCGGACACCAGCGCCGACCTCGCAGCAGGTACCTACTGGTGGGCCATGGAGGTCGACCCTGGTACCGGTGACGAACCACTGATGTCCGGCCTGTTCATCGTGTCTGCCTGGGCGGTTGCGTAATGCGCGTCATCCATGTCACACAGTCGGGTTCCGGTGTCACTGGTGGCCGGCGCACACAGGTCATCGTGTCGCGCACCGGTCCGCAGGGACCGGCCGGTGGCGGCGGTGGTGGCGGTGCCACAAGCCTCGACGAACTGTCCGACGTTGCCCTGGTCGGCACGACCAGCGGCGACTTCCTGCGCTACAACGGCACCGCATGGACCGACACGAAGATTGTGGCGTCGGACCTTGGTACCGGCACTGCCGACGCGTTTCACTTCCTTGCCGGTGACCTCACGTGGCAGGACGCTGTGCCGCTCGACGTATCTGCAAAGAACACGACGGCCAGCACGATCAGCAAGGGCACCCCGGTGTACATCACTGGTAGTGTCGGTTCCGGCCACACGGTCGAGGTCGCACCGGCCGACGCTGCCAACAGCGGCACCATGTCGTCGATCGGTCTAACCGTCACCGACCTGGCAGCAGGTGCTACTGGTTACGTCAGAACAATGGGTGTCCTGGAAGGCGTGTCGACCGGTGCCTACAGCATCAATCAGACCTTGTACGTAGGGTCCGGTGGTGGTCTGACCAACGTGCGTCCGACCGGCACGACGACGTTGGTGCAGAACATCGGCCGTGTAATGCGTGCGAACAATCAGACTGGCACTGTTCTGATTGTCGGCCCTGGCAGAGTGAACGAC